TAGGTGGACCATGGCATAGTCGATCTCATGGCCAGGGAGGTAGACGTTGTGGCGGGTCAGTCCGATGTCATAGTAGGCGTAGTTGTTCCCACTCGACCCACGGTCGGGGATGACCTTCGGGACGTAGGATACCCCGTTCGTCTCGAGGAATATGGTCTCCTCAGCATCCTCGATGAAGTCGTCGACGGTGTCATGGTCTGGTCGGCTCGTCAGATCGAAGGCGGATTGGATCTGCACCTTTGCGCTGGCAGCCACCGTGTAGGAGCCGCTAAAGGCGGAGACGGTCAGGCTCGTGCCAGCGGTAATCGCCGTGATCGTGGCAGTAGCCCCGACCGGGGCATCGTCATCCCACACCCGCACGACCATGCCGATCTTATAGCGCTGAGTCTCGGAGCTCGCGAGGGGAATCGTTGTGCCGCTGGCAGTGCCCGTCAGCGTGCTCGATGAGACAAAGCCGAGCCCGAGGCGTTTCCCTACCTCTGCGGGGGTACAGTAGGTCCCGGCCATCATCCCTCCTTGAGAGTCAGCTCATCGATAGTCTCAGCGAGGGTCTTGACCTCTCCCTGAGCAGCGCTAAGCTTGACGTTGGCTTCCTCGAGCTTTGCCTTCAAGATGTCAACCTCGTCGGCAACTTCCTCGATGATCGTACCCTTGTAGCGACTGTGGGCACCTCCGACCGCACGCTCGACCGCGTTGGGGATGGCCCAGCCAGCCAGCACACTGACGACCGCAGCCTCTGGGAGCCCGGTGGCCGCCATGCCAGCGCCGACCGCGAACCCAAGGATGATGTTCTTCGCGAGGAGCTTGTGGTCTACGCCACCACGCTTGGACCAGGCCGCCAGGAGTGCACGCGCAGCACCGCCGAGACCCCCCATAAGGGCGACAATGAGGAGATCTGGGGTGAGGATCATTCGCTCTCCTCGCCCAGGATGTCCACTGCGGTCCCGCCACTCTGGACCTTGAGCAACACCTCGACTTTGTCCAGCCGCCGCTGGGTATGATAGGCCACGCGCCTGACCTTCTTGACCTCGTACAGCAGCTCGGTCAGTTTCTGGTCCACACGGTCCTCCGCTCTTCCCTGTAGGTAGCGATGACTACCTACGCCGCCACCTACGCCGCCGCCAAGACCGAACAGGGCCACCAGGCCGTCCCACCAGCCGAACTCCATCAGCGTGCCTCCCCGACTGACATCTCCGCCTTGCGTTCCACCGTCAAGCGCTTATTGAGCACGCAGGCACCGCAGCCGCCCTGGCCCGGATAGACCGTGCAGCGGACGGTGACACTCTTGCCGGACTCGAGCCTGACCGCCTTCCCGCCGATATTGACCAGGAGCGTGCCCTTGGACCTGCTGCTGCGGAGCGTGTGACTGGCCATCAGTTCAGATCCCGGTTAATCAGGGGATGGAGCCACTTGTTCAAGTAGCCTTCTCGGACCTCGTAGGTGGTGCCCCCCGCTGCTGCCGCAACGAACACGTCGCAATCGACGAAGGCTAGGATGGCATCGGTCGCAAGGGTCGAGGCCCAGATTTCCCCCTTGGGAGACGCTTGCCCAGCGAAGGTCCCAGTGCCGCCGATGGTGCCTGCTTGAGTGGTGCTGCTGTTGATCCTGGCTGGCCTTGACTCTTTGCGGATGACCTTGCCAGCGGCCGCCACCGTGTAGGCCTTGGCCAAGTCGGCTACTAGGTCGAGGTAGTCGCCGGCCTGGACCGAATCGACCGTGCCATCCTCGCCCGCCAGGTGGGCCGCATCGCTGGTGTCCCAGACATGGACGTTGTCGCCGGCCAAGAAGTCCGTCGTGGTGGCGATCTGGACCAGATCCGCGTTGGTCTCGCCTAGGCCGCTCGTAGCATCGAGCGCGACGGCCGCTGGAATGACGGCCTGCAACATGACGGTGCCGTTGTTGGTGATCGTCCCAGCGTTGACAAAGCTGAAGCCCGTGGTGTAGGGGATCGTGACGGTCTTGCCAGCGTCGATGGCCAGCGTGGCCGTGGCCTTGTTGTCAAGCAGCACGCTGGGGGCAAACGTCATGGTGGCGGCGAAGGTCGTGGTGCTGAGCGCGTTGTGGGTGTAGGTGGCGACCGTGAGGGTCGCTGGTGCTGCGCTGAAGGTCACGGTCGCGCCGTTGCCAGCAATCTCCCCGACGGTCCAGGTCGTGCAGGAGATCGTCGCCGCGTCCGTGACGTTGACGACCTTGAGGTCATAAACGTTGATGGTGGTGACGCTGATGGTGCCGGTGGTGATGTTGAGCGTGGTGGCGACGGTGGAGCCGCCCCCATCGAAGTTGAACGCCCCGAAACCCGTCACGACGGAGGCGTTGTGGTTGTAGACGCAGCCGGTCTTGGCCTCGGACGTGTACTGGACATAGCTGCTCGCACCAGAGCCGGTGAGCGTGCCAGAGATGTTGACGGTCTGATTGAGGCCACCGCAGTCGAGTAGGAGGACTTTGTTCACCCCCAAGACCGCGCTCCCGTAGTCGATGGTCGTGGTGCTGCTGCCGGTCCCGATGACATAGACGAGGGTGAACTGTCCTGAGGTGGCGTTGTTCCATGTCTGCGCGCCCAGCGTACATGTCTGCGTGGCGCCGGTCAAGTATAGATCGAAGCGGTAGTTGCTGGCGCCGCTGCCGACCGTGCCGGTGTAGCCGCTGGCGTCGAAACTGATGCCCACGCACCCGATGTTGTTGGCACCGAGCGTCAGCGCGTTGGTGCCGGTAAAGACCAGGTTGAAGAACTTACGCACCCCGCTCGTGACCGTGTAGGCATTTGTGCCGAGGTCCAGCGTGACCGTCCCTGCCTGGTAATCCTCGGTTCCGGCGTTGGCCGTGTAGGTGTCCTGGTACGTGATGGCAGAAGCACCAGTGCTCTCGATCTCCCCCGTGCAGGCGAACGTGCTACTGTAGGTGATGGTCGCGGTCGCTGTCGTCACCTTATCGCCCGTACTGACCACCATGGCGCCTGTCTGGACGCACGTTCCGGTGTAGGTGATAGTCACGCCAGTGCCGCCGGTGGTGAGGGCAGGCGTGATGGTGACGCCCGTGAGCGTGACCTTGCTGCCCGCGCCGCCGCTGTCCATGTCTGGTGCCGTGCCGCCGATGGTGCCGCCAGAGAGGACGGCCGCATTGACGGTGTTGGCAGCGAACTCGAACGCGCCGTCGTTGGTGATAGTGGTGAACGTGAGCGTGATGCCGCCGTTGAGCTTTGCCGTCGTGCTGGCGCTCGTGGTCAGGCTCGCCACCGTCTCTGCCTGGTCCAGCGTCAGGACGCTGTTGAACGAGACACTGTAGACATTGGCGTTCTTGATTGTCACATTGTCCGCATCCGCAATCTCGTAGGAGGCGTCGGGAGCGCTGGCGCTCAGGATGCCGTAGATGACGTGCGCGTTCGCCACGCCCTGGTCTGCGATGCTGTTGACCCAGCCGCTCGTTGCTTGGAGACCGACAGTAGTATAGGTGCAAGAGGAGAGTTGCAGACGTGCGTTGGTATTGCAACCTATGTCCTGCCGTTGATAGGCCGCACCCTCAGTACTGGAGAAGGTGCAGTTGGTACACGTCACGATGACGGTCGTGGATTGCTGGAGGAGCGCCGCCGCGCCGCTGGCATGGTTCTGCGTGAACGTGCAGTTGTCGATACGGGTGATGGTCGGTGTCCCGCTGATATTGATGGCATATTCCCCAGAAGCGCCGCTGGTGAAATCGGCGTACTGTGCGTCGATTGTACCTGACATATTGAGGTATTCGTAGGTCGAGAAGGTGATACGACTCCCCACGGACCCATTGACGACCAGACTGCCACCAGCCGATATGCTGATTCCCACGGCGATGGTACACGAGACGACCTGCCCCGCGCCGGTGAAACTGAGTAGCCCACCAGAGGCGACGGTGACATTGCCCCCGCCAAAGGTGAATGTGCCCGTGCCGCTCGTCTTGCCGATGGTGCCGCCGCTGTTGATGGTGACGTTGCCGGTGAGAGTGACGACAATCGTGCCAACGTTGAACGTTCCGGTGATACTGCTCGTACCCGTGACCACAAAGGTGGAACCCACATTCTCACTGTCAAGAGTCCCCGCAGTAAAGGTGAAATCGCCCGCAACAACAATGTCATCAGGACCTCCAGAAATATTGAGATTAACCCCGGGGGAATTGATGATGAGGTGATACCAGGGATTTGTCGTGGTAGATGAGAGGTTTGCACCATTGAGGGTGGTTGCTATGACCAGCGTACCGCTACCGTGGTTGAGTGTACCAGAGTTGGTGCCACAGACCCATCCTCCTATCGGCATAGCTCCAAGGCAAGTCATGGTCCCACTTGTCCAAGTCGCCGTACCGCTGGCTAGATAGAATCCACTGACGTTGTGGGTGCCCGACCCCCCGACGAATATCCCACCCCCGACTTGGATTCCACCAGCCCCGTTGGTGAGGGTTCCTCCAATCGTCACCGTCGCGGAACTGCACGAGACCGTACCCCCGGTGATGACCAGTTTGAGTGAGATAGTCAGTGCGCCCGCACCAGAGTATGTGATACTGGCAGCGGTAACGGTCGTCGTCAATGACCCCACCAAAGAACCCGTCGATACGGTGACGAGGCCAGACACAGACCCCGTGGTGTACGTCAGCGTCCAGGTGTTGATGTCCAATGTGCCAGTGTAGGTGGCGGGGATGGTCAGGGTGCCCAGCGATGCGCTATCCTCGTCCATGGTGCAGTTGACCGCGCTGACACCCATGTTGATGTCCTCGGTCGCTGTGGGCTTGTGGCCCTGGTCCCAATTCGTATCCGTCGAATAGACCGTATCCGTCACGCCGGTCCAGGTGTTCGTGACACCCAGCGGCATCGACAACGGAACGCCCAGATAGCGCCAACTCAGGATGCCGATGATGACCATGGCCGCAAGCGCCACCGTCCAACGGATGATGCGCTGGCCGCGAGGACTGAGCGTCGCCCATCGCGCCTTGCCATTGGCGACGACCGCTTGCGCCTTGGAGGGCCACAGGAGCTTACGGATGTTCGGCAGGATGCGATAGCGGAGCTTCGGCCTGATGCTGACGCCGCCGCCAGCAAGGACCTTGACTTCGGACCGACCCCAATCCATGTTGATGCGACGCTTGATGGCCCGCTCCTGGAGGACTTGGTTGGCAGCCGCTCGCCACTCGTCGCGAGCCCCCACATAGGAGCGAGGGCGGCGCTCGAAGGCTGCGAGCAGGACGATGGCGACGGCCAGCAAGGCAAACGAGAGCACAGTAGCCACCTACCTCGCAGGCGGCCCCTTGATCTCGATGCGGATCTCGACCGTGGCGTCAGTACCGCCAGTTCGCTGGGCCGTCACGCTAAGGTAGCGCCCGACGTTGGCAACGAACGCGTCCCCACCGCTGGCCGCGATTGTCTGCTTCGAGCCGATGAGCGCCCGGTCGGCGGTCGTGGTGGACTTGTTCTGGTAGGCCCTGATGTCAACGCCTTGACCGTTCGTCTCCTTGACGGTAAAGATTGCAGTGCCGCCGGCGATGTCAGAGCCAAGATCGATGACGTCGGGCGTGAGCATCTCAACTTCAGTGGCTCCCCCAGTGGACTTGCCAGCGCCAGTGACGTTCGCTAGCACGACGCCACGGAAGACGCCCTCATCCCTGACGGTCGCCTCGTTGGCCATCCTACCCACTCCCGATCGCAATGACGCGCCAGGTCAATCCGCTGAGATCCGTCGTGGCGTCCTCTTCTGTGCCGAAGGCCTTGAAGACCACGAGTTTGTCGGCTGCCCAGACCGCGTACTTGGCGCCATCGTTACTCCAGCCGCCGTCGAGGAACCAGACATGATGTAACGTGTCGATGGCTTCGAGTTGCGCTTGGCCAAGGGCATCCCCGCTGGCGGCGTATGACGCACTGCCAGTAACAACGAGGGGTACGAACTTGACGCTGCTGAGCCCATGAGTCAAGCGACGGAGGAACGAGGCCTCGGGAAATGAGGCAGGCGCGATGCTGACGGTTCCCATGTCGACGGCTCCTCAGTACCCCAGGAGGAGGACCTTCCAGGACCGGGCACTCTCGTCAACCCCGTTCGCTTCCTCGGTAGCAAAGGCGTCGAAGATCATGACCTTCGATGTCGAATCTACCCAGACCGCATAGAGCGAGCCATCGTCGCAGAAGCCGTCGAGGAAGATGACGTGCTTGATCTCTGCAAGGGGACTGTTGGCGATGGTGTCCCCACTAGTAGCATAGGTCCCGCCAGTGAGCGTGCCGATGTAGCCACGCAAGCCAGCAACGCCGATCTTGCCAGACGGCGGGAAACTGGAGGGGGTGAAACTCATCGAGCCCATCAGGCAGCCCCCCTGTCGCCAGCCTGGACGCCCTCACCGAGCAGCTCATCGATACCACGATCAATCTCGTCGCTGATGGGGTTGTCGGACGTCTTCTCGATGGGGATCCCAGCGCGAAGCCGCTTGCGAGTGTCCTTGATGGCCGTCAGGACAGACACACGGCCCTTGCCAGCCTTCTCCCGCGTCTCGATGCTGTCCAGCACGAAGTCGTCGATCTTGGAGCGCTCGATGAAGGCAAGGACCTCAGCGGCCGTGCCAGAGCAGACCTTGGCGATCTCCTCGTTGAGCACCTCCACGTCGGTCTTGATGATCGTGGTCTTGACTTTGCCCTTGATCGCGACAGTCCACGGCCAGTGTACCCCGTTCTTGATGGCGTTCTGGGCCTCTCGCTGATGCCATTTACCTATGGACTGGACAAGTGCGTCAAGCCGCGCAGCTTTCTCAACGGTGATTGGCTTGGCCACGCTGCCGCCCTTCTTCCATCCCTTGACCGATGAGCCGTCAGCATTGAGCGACCCGGTATCGACGAGATAGCGTCGGGATTCGTACTCGAGAAACAGATGGCGGAGGTGCTGGTGTAGGTTCACCGGCACCGATCGCGGGAACGAGATCGGGGGGCACTCGGCGTTCGGAGGTACATGATGGATGAGGGGCTCGTCCCCAACATACGTCACTTCGTACTCTGTGACCATCCGTCCTCCCGATGCCGTTGCTGACCGCCCGTTGACGGCCTACGCGATCTTGCCGATCCAGCCCAGCGCCTTGTAGACGATGGCCTGGAGCTCCATCTGAGCCTCGAACACCGTGCGACCGACGAAGGCGTTGTTCTTGATGACGTCCTCCGACTGCATCACGATGGGGGGCAGCAGGATGTTGAGCTCAAGCGCCTTGCGGTGCAGTAGCACGATGTCGCTCGTGGTGCCGGTCGCCCACATCAGGTTGTCCTGGATGATTGGCATCTGGTCGTAGGCAGAGATGGCGCGAGTGAACTCGGTGCCCTGCTCGGTGATCACACCATCAACGGTGAACTGGTTGGCCGACTTCTGCTGCCAGATCTCAGGGCCGACGTGCTGCTTGATCTTCTTGTAGCCGCTCTCCCCCGTGATGATGAAGGCGCCAGCGCGTGAACCCTCTAGCTGCTTCCAGTACGGATTGCAGTTGACGACCGCCGTGTCGATCAGGTCCAAGCTGAAGTTCTGAGCTGAGGACGGGACGTTGTTGTACGGCAACGCCCACGTCTCGGCGTCCTTGTCCACCGGATCGTTCAGGGGGTAGTTGTCGTCGTCGTCGGTGTAGCTCAGGTTGGTCGTGGTCGTGGGGGTGGCGAGCAGGCGCATCAACGATTCGATGCTGGTGGTCGTGGTGGCCACATCGTAGTCCGCGTGCATCTGGCGGTCGATCAGATTGCGCCAGGTGTTGAAGCCGTCATCGATGAGCTGGGTCGGCTGCACGTTGTTGTCGTACGCTGCCAACATCTTGTACGTGTCAGTGATGTCCACAGTGTGGGTCGCCAACTTCGGGATGAAGTCGGTCTCGTAGTAGGTTCCGACTGCAGCCGTCTTCGGCGCGCCGCCGAGTGCCAATGCGGCATCGGTGGCGGTGGTGCTGAAGGCGCTCTTGAAGTAGCGCCGACCACTCATCCAGGCACCCTTGCTGATGCTGCCCTGGAGGGTCTCGCTCAGGAGGATCTGGCGGTAGGCGTACTCCGTGTAGAGGACGTTGACGAAGCCGCTACCATCGATGTTGTAGTTGGCCTTCGCACGCTCGGCGCCCTTGGTGCCGAACGATTCACCACGCGAAGGGGAGTAGCCAAGGAAGGCGTCCTCCATCTCGATCATGGTGCGGAACGGCTGGGTCGGTAGTCCGATGGCTTCCATGGTGATTCACGTCCTCGTTGTAGTTTCTGTCCTCTAGTGAGCGGAAGTCGCGCCGTGCCTACAGGCTGTGGAACTCCTTCTGGAGTTGAGCCATCGAGCGGGCGCCCTTGACGTCGATATTCTTGGCTGCGGTCTTGACGCGGGCAGCCTCGTCGTTGGAGGGCCTGTCGCCGGGTGCGGTAGTATCGGTGAGACTGCGAGGTGTCGAGGCATGATTGCCCTTCGAGCGGGCGTTGAGGTCCGACTTCACACGCGCCAGTTCGTCCTCAAGGCGCTGGATACGCGTTGCAGCAGCCTTCTGCTTACCCGCATCGTCCTTGTCCTCGTCCTTCTCGTCCTCAGCCTTGTTCTTGTCAGGCTGATGATTCTCGCCAGGAGCCTCTTCCTTGGTCCGAGCATCCTCGAGCGCCTTCAGGCGTGCCTCGAAGGCCGCGATGGACTGCTGAGCCGTCTTGAGACGCGATTCCTCCTCGGCCTTCGTGCGGGCTTCACACTCAGCCTTGTACCGTGCGACCTCAGCGCGTAGGGCATCGTTGTCGGCTTTGACCTTCGCGAGTTCGTCAGCAGTCATTTCGGGCGCCTCTCCTGGCTGGGGAGTAGAAGCGTCAGTCGCGCCACTTATAGGTTGCTCTGGTTTCTCGACTTCGACGTCGTCCTTGGCTAGCGCATCGGCACCATTCACTATCTCGTCCTTCTTGCAGCGACATTCCGCCTTCATCGTCTCACCAGTCTTGACCCTGGCCGGCTCGACATGAGTCGCCCCTGGGTTCGAGGGGTTCACCACCAGGCTGATCTCGTAGATCTCCGGCGCCTGGGTGTAGAGACCTACCACGTTCGAGCAGCTTTCGTTGAGGCAGTGGTCGATGATCTCCACCATGTCCCCCCCCCACGAGACCCCGTTGAACTTCCCAGCCTTGACGTCTTCCCAGAAACGGTCGTCGCCAAGGTAGTGCTGGTGTACCACGAAGCGCCCGACGATGCCTTCGATGGCGAAGTCGGGATGTTGCTCGCGCCAGACTTCGAGCAGCTTGCCACGGATCTTGTTCGTGTGGAAGTCGATGAGATCCGCTCGGTCAAGCTCGATAGCCCGCTTGAGTCCGAACTCCATCAGGTCGTTCGGAACCAGTTCGTTCCAGCTATCGGGGAGCGGGACGTGGATGAAGCAGGTGAACTCGCGAGGGCCTTCGGCTCCGCTCAGTATCGGCACGGTGGCCTTTGCAGCCATCGAGTGCTGCATCTTGCGCGGAGACGCGGTCATGCCTTGGTCACATCGGTCTTGACGCTCTTAAGATGCGCGTTTACGAGATCTGGGAGTTGTTGCTGCACGACCTCGAACGCTTCGGTGAAGAACGGCTTGGCCCTGGTGCCGTGCTGGCGGATGTGAGCCTGGACCTCGTAGGCTACCTGTTCAGCCTTCCGCTTGCTCAAGCCGAACTTGATCCGAGCCCACTTCGTCAGGTCCTTGAGGTTGACTTCGTGCGGCATCGTGCCGTCGTTGACATCGGGGGCGTACCGGGCGGTGAAGCCGAACTGACTTCGTTCCTCCTCGTGCGCCACATAGCCACTGAGACGGAGCCAGCCGGTCGCCCCGTGGAGCTCCATGTCGTCGATGTTGCTCTGGGCGATGGATAGCCCGTCCTCGGCCGCCTCACGGATGGCCTTCTGGACGTTCTGGCGGATGTCGTGGCCGGCACGCTCCATTGGTCCAGCCACCCAAAGCCTCCAACGACACTAACCCGATAGACGCACTTGACGGACCATCGCGGCTTAAGTAGGTGCTCCAGCCAACCCTTCTTGTGGCAGGCGAGGCGAGTAGGGGATGTCGACTGTCCGTTTGATCATTCTGGGGATCTTCTGGGGTTCGTGGCGCTCGTTCGGGTGGCACTGGAAGCGTCGTGGCCTGAGGCGCGGGTAGAACTTCTCCCGTGCCTGCTCTACCAGTTGTGCCAGCTCCCCGAGCGCTAGGCCGTCGCTGGGAACGTGCTGTCTTACCCACCAACACGCCTCAGAGGTCCGACGGTCGAATGGACCTCCCCACTTGTATCTCCACCGGCCCTCTGGGTCAAGTTCGCGCCAGGCCTGCTCACGCCCGGCCACATGGAGCGCCTGGGTCTCGGTCCTCGCGATGGTGTCAGAGCGCCAGGTGGCAAACCCAAACGCCTGGTCAAGCGCCCGAGCCAACGCTGCAGGGTCGTGACCGCCATCCTGTAGGTGCGATGCCGCGATGTAGCGGTTCACCTTGCCGGACAACTCGTTCGTCAGCCCTGCGTAGCTGTCCCAGATGGGGCTGTTCTTCGCCAATCCACGGATGACCTCAGGGTTCACCATATGGTGCGCGAGTGCGAGATCGACCCCCCCGTGCTCGATGCCATCCTGATAGGCCTCGATGCTCCCCTCGAGCAGCGCCATCCCGAGTTGTTGGCGCATCTTTCCCAGCACGATGGCGGCGAAACGCTCCATATCCTGCCGACTCGATAAACTATCGAGTTTGACCAGTTCGCGTCGCGCCCAGGCTAGGATGCCAGCGGTCTGGATAGCCATCTGGCTCACGTCTCGTCAGCTTCGTCCGCTTGCTCAGCACCGGACTTCGGCTTCTTCGCAAAGGGATCGTTGGGATCGCCATCGCCCATTGCCGCAGCACCCAACATGGCGTCAAGGCCGAACTCCGGTTGGGGCTTGGCCTTCCCGTGATAGCGGAAACGGAGGGTATCCTCCTGCTCCTCGAGCTCGATGTCGAAACCCATGGCCCGCATCTCCTTGGCCTCGGCGATAGCCGACGCCCGTTCGGCGATCTTACGCTCGAAGTCCTCCTCGCGGGATGGTCGGAGGCGGAGCTCGAAGTCCACAATGCCAGGATGGATTCGGCTCAGGTCCTCGTCAATCAACTTCGGGAACACTTCCTCGTTGTAAGGATTCTGGCCTTCGTGGATGACGTCCTCAGTGATCGTCACCTGGATTTCGCTTGAGCTCGATAGAGCGGCCCCCTGGGTCTCGCCCGTGAAGGCTGGGCTGACCTGCCATACCATCCCAGCTTCGGTCGCGATAGCGTGCCTGCTCTCGACGAACTGGAGCTCCTTTGGCACCTTGTCCAACTCGAGGAGGCGGAAGTCCGAGCCTTCTGGCAGCGATAGCCATGGGGTCGTCTCTGGGTCTCTCTTGGCCTGCAGACCGAGGAACGCGATAGTAGCGTCAATCCAATTCTGGCCGACCTTCTGGATGCCGATGATCTGGCGAGGACCGCGCCGATGACTGTAGTACTCCCACAGCCAGTACTCCATCCGGTCAAGGATAGAGAGGGCAAGCGAAGCCGCCCCCATCGGTGGTGCGCTGCTGTAGAGCACGCTCGGGCCGTACTGATGCCAATGCAACACCTCGCCGGCGATATAGAACGTGTCGAAGGGGCCAGCACTCGTCATCGTGCTGCCGTAGAGCTGGCCCTGCGAGACGTAGTGAGCGTCGTACAGCTTGCCTTTGCAGGTAGGACACTTCCCATCAGGCGTCGGCGGATAGGCCTTGACGTCGGCGCCTTGGTTGAGTGACCCCCCGATGGGGACGTTGGGGCCGAGGAAGGCGTGCTGTACCCCATTGTCACGGCAGCGGATGCAGACCCACAGCAGACCGCCCAGATGCCCTCGGTCATTGCTGATGAGGCGCATCCGACGCGGATCCCCCCTGACCCACTCCTTGATTTGGTGCCTCGGGTAGCCGTCGTCGTCGATGATGATACTCCCGTCGGCCGTAAGCTCGTAATCCTTGATTCGGACCAGGTAGGTGTCGTCGGCGATGTCGGTATCCCGCTTGAGCGATTTGACGAGGGAGCGGAGCGGCATACCGTTCTCGTTGACCCGCCGGAGGAATATGTTGCAGGATCGCACCGCTGCCCAATTCGGCTTGCGTAGGTTGGTGCTCCCACATTCGGGACATTCGGGTTCCGCTTCGACTTGAGCGTCCTCTTCCCCCACCTCAGTACCTTGAGCGACCTGCCCCTCCCCATCGTCGGGTAACTCGGTGGCGCTAGCCTTGAGCCGCGCCTCTGGCCCGCTATCGTCGACCTGTTCATCGAGTGGGAGTTCGGCAAGTTCGTTCCCACAATCCAAACAGAGGGCCGCATAGCGCTGACGCCACTCGAATCCGTTCCGTACTACCCTGGTGTTGATGGCATTGAGGATGGCCTTGCCCATCGTCGAACTGTCAGCTAGCGAGTACCACTCGTGGTAGTTGACCGCGTATGGCCCCCACTGGACCTTGGCAAGGGATGGCGTCATAGCGGCCAGCATCGGTCGCTCTTGCTGCGATGGCCGACGCGCCGCCCCTGCCTTCTGTCTCGCCTCTCGGTAGTCGAGATAGGCACGACCAATCCGGCTGTTGGCGAGTCCGATGACGACGCGGTCTCGACGAGAAAGCCCTGCCATCGTGCCTCCAAGTGTCGTCGCTGCCTTTAAATCCTACCGCCTGGTCCAAGCCCGCCGGCCCAGCCAGTATCATCGTCAAGATAGCCCCGTGCAGCCGTCCTGAGTGCGTCCAGGATGTCGTCGTGCTTGCCGAACGGGAACGCCTGGTATTCGTCGACGAAGGCCGCCCGCTCCTTGAGATCCGAGACCATTCGGAACCGCTCTGCCCGCAAGAGTGGTTCCAGGTCCATGATGCGCTGAACCTTATCCCGCTTCTGTTTCACCGGCTCATACGGCACAAGGCTCTCGCGCAAGTCCCATTCGAGTGTGTCGTAGCCGTCCTCCTCGATGTAGACCTTCCTCGGACGGAACATATTGTACAGACTCTCGTAGTGGCGCTTGTGATCCCCAGCGATTCTGACCCTATGGATATGCAGGATGTAGAGCAGGTCCTGGTGCTCGTGATAGGGGTCTCGCCAGTGGCCTAGGGTGACGCACACGGTGTAGTCAGGATCGGTCTTACGCTTGCCCGAACTACCCACTAATTGCTGCTCGGTGAAGGCGTTGTCCCAGCCCTGCACGATGTCCATGTCATTCCAGTTGGGCACGAGCTCAGGCGCGATGAACAGATTGCGTAGCCAACTGGTCTTGAGCAGCCGGCCTTCAAGGGCGGTCGCTACACATTGGTAGCGCATCTGGAACGCCGCCTCGCTGATGGACGTCTGGATGTTCTGCAAGCGGTCTAACGGGTAGAGGATAGGGAAGGCTGGCGTGCCGTCGTCGTTGACGGCAGGGAAGGCAGCGTAGGCCACACCATGCTTTGCCTGCTGGTGCTCGTCAAGCCCGATGGCCCGGTAGAGGTCGTCCCGGTGCCACCTACTCCCGATGACGAGTTCTCGATGATGTGGATCGTAACGGTTGACGCGGTTGTAGAACGTCTGCTCGTACCACAGTTTCTTGTTCTCCCTAGTCGTCTCGCTCACCGCGTCCTCGATGTCGAGAGGGTCGTCCATGTGCCCATGGCGGAAACGGTCTCCTTCGATTGCCCCACCTATACCGACCGCCACGACGGTAGGGGTCTTGACGAGGGGGTCGTGACCAACGACCGTGAACTCACTTTGAGTCCAGTGCTCGCCTTGCAAATCGCCGAACCGTTCGACGATTGGCCGACTGGTCAGGATGGCCTCGAGCTGGACGACCATTCGATTTGCGAGCCTACTCGTACTGCTGGCATGGAGAATCGTACAGTGTGGGGGGTCGCGTAGTATCTCCTGGGCCTTCTTGAGCACCATCCAACTTGACTTGAGCGATCCCACCGATGCCATCAGGACCAGCCGGTTGTTTCGGTCGTAGAGATCGTCCCAGCGGTCCCAGTGGGTCGGTTTGAATGGATCTGGCACCCCCATCGCCTCGGCCAGCGGCCTGACGCTCTTCCCGAGCAGACGTTCCAGCCGGGGAAGCCCAATCAGCCTGGCGAGCTCGAGTGTAGACGGTGCAGCGTGTCCTGACAGTCCTGGCACAGTACCCCCTGCAGATCCTCGGCGAGTCGGTT